ATGGGGTTGTTCTCTAAAGGAAAACAAGAGTCTAAAAAGGCTTTGCCTCCGCGGAGGCGTAATGTTGGTAATAGCGGCACTCAACGTTATAACAATAACTCAGCTTTCAGAAGTGGACGCACTATGGCAGGTACTACGATGTATCGTCTTAATAACTCTGATAGAAGCGCCATTAAAACTGCTACCCCTCGTGAAAAAATGCACCATCTAGAGCGTGTACGCAAAAGACTTGCCTGGATTTTTACTGGACTTATCGTTGCGTGTATAGGGCTTGCTTTGTTTTTGTGGCAGTTTATAGCTAGTGTAGTTATTGAATCTAATACTGCGGCTGTTATATCTCAGGATAATCTTGATGTTTATAGTAAGTCTATTCAAAAGTATTTAACTAACAATCCAACCGAACGATTAAGATTCAATCTTAATCATAATTCCCTAAATGAATATATTATAAAATTACATCCAGAGATTAGCTCAGTATCAAAAGGCGATTCAGCTGGTTTTACAAAAACTCGCTTTACCGTGAACTTTCGTAAACCTGTAGTTTTATGGCAGGTTGATTCTGTTAAGTATTTTGTTGACGCTAATGGTGTTTCATTTACGAAGAATATTTATGAGAATCCAAAGGTCACTATTGTAGATAATAGTGGTGTTCGCTATACTCCAGGCACCGCCATCGCTAGTGCGCGCTTTTTAAGCTTTGTGGGACGTTCAATCGGGGTTATGCAATCGCGTGGTATGTCAGTTAATAAGATTACAATACCAGCTGGTACATCTCGGCAAGTTGAAGTGTTAATTAATGATATACCATACCCATTTATATTATCTATAGATCGTCTTCCAGGCGGTCAAGTGGAAGATATGCAGCGAGTAATAGAGTATTTTGCGCGAGGCGGTAGATTGCCAAAATATGTTGATATTCGTGTAAAAGGAAAAGCATTCTATAGAGAGTAGAGGAGTAAGAGGCTTCTTTTTTATAGGTTTTTAATATTTTAGAGAGGGGTATGCATACCCCTCTACTCTATGTTCTATTTTTGTTCCTTTATTAGTAGTTAGTTAAGGTTATTATAAAAAACATATAATTATATATATTATATAAAAAGTCAAATAATATGATACATAAGATAGAGTAGAGGGTAGTAATGATATGAAATATATAAAAAGTCAAATAATTAGAGCTAAAATCTGTGGAAAACTTATAAAAAATATATATTTATAAACAAAATATTATAAAAGTCAAATAAATTATGTCTATATGTCTAAGTAAGCTGCTGAGACTCGTAAGATATAGATATGTATACAAAATATTTTCGGGAATGGCTGGTCGGATTTTCTTGTAAAGTAAATGATTAACTATAAATTAATTATAAATTATAAATATGGTCAATAAATTGATGAATAATTTAGGTATATTCTCCTGTTTTAGTAAAATATTCATTATATATTAAAATTACGCATCATATTACGATATATAATGAATCAAGATATTAATAAGTTATTAATATCGTAAAATCTACATTGTGCGACATTAAAACCATATAACTCATGTTATACTTCATGTGTAATATTAAGCGTTAAAAAATGTCGAAAGGATAATTTAAAAATGAATAAAGACAATATTGTAAACGCAATCCCCCGTGTATATATAAAAACTGAAAAGTCTCCAAAAACTGGAAATGAATTCACCCGTATGTATATAGAATTCATGAATGGCTATGTTTATAAAGCTTTTGTAAATGATGAACAAAAATTCGCTATTAATGACGCCGTAATTAGATCTCAATCGAACAATATGCCAGAACCTGGAAATCCTGAAAATTCCGCATTCTTTTCAAGATAGTTTAAGTTCTATTTTTGTTCTATTTTTCGGTGGGTGTCAGCGAAAGTCGGATTCAGAGCTTTAGATATTGGTCAATTACTTACTTACACTTTTATTCCAGCCCACCCTACCTATATATAAATTTTAAAATTAGAAAGGATACAAGGTGCAGTTACTTACAGCAGAGAACGCCACCGCGATTATTACTGAAGTTGCAAAATATTTCAGTAGCAACTGGGTTGGTTTTGCCGTTCTTATTGGATTCGGTGTAGGTTTTAACTTATTCCGACGCGTGCTTAATCGCTCCCTTAAAGGACGTGGCATATAGCTTTTTTGGGGTAGTTCCACCACCTACCCCACCCTTGTTTAAATTTTAAAATGACAACTCAAGAGATTATATCAATTATCACAAGCACAATTTCAAGTAATTTTCCGTCGTTATTGGCAATAATCGCCTGTGGTGCGGGAATTAAAATAGTTTTAGACATTATTTTCAAATCGCTCTATAGCATAACCAGCTCTAAGGATTAAACATGATAACCACTACAGAATTACAGCTTGTGCTTGATACCCTTTTAATTAAATATTTCGTTATTACCATAAGCATTTTAATATGTGCTTATTTTATAAGCAGAATTTCATATAGAAAAGATTAAAAATGAAAAGATTCATAATTTCTATAATAAGTTTAAGTTTAATTATTCAGCTTATATTCCCTATTTTCGCTAATGCTAAATCTCCTTATGATGATGTTTTACAAACAACACCTAATTTATATCTACCTAAAATCCGTGATAATGGAAGAGATTGTTCTAGTGCAGAGGATAAACCAGGCGATATTTCAGATAATTACATGTATTTTCTAGAACGCGCTGTAAATCGAACGCGCGAACAGTATCGCGCTCAGATGATAGAACGCTACCGTGAATTTCGCAGAGTCATCGATACGGAAGACCTTGGATATTGGGCAATAGCGCAAAAAGAAAATGACATAGTTTTTTTATCATCGCGAAAATCTCAATTAATGGAAGTTTCTGTTTCTAATACGGTTTATTTTCAAAATAAACCAAATAATCCATTTAACGTTATTCGTTTATCCGATCATTTCGGTTGTAATTTTAGACCTTTATTGAGTACTTATGGTGAAAGTTTAAGTCAAGATAGTTATACTTGGGTTGAAAAAGGTTATAAGTTCTTTATAAATAATTTTCCGATTAATTATCCACCAGGCTATGAGGGAATCCGTATTGATAATCTAAGCCTCAAAAAGAATATCACGCCATCAATCCATTATAGCGTAAACGGTTTAAAACTTGATGCGTTTTTATGTACAAAACAGTTTCAAGATTTGTGTAAACCAATGACGTATCCATGGGGGCGTGATACTAAGTTCAAGTATGAGATTAAAAATAATCCTAGCGATGAAAAGCCTATATATAGCTCTGGCGATTTAAGCTTAGCCGATGCCTTACATTTTACCTATAATTTTGAGAATAAAGGTAAATATTATCTAATTTTACAATATGTTTTTCCAGGAATCCCCTATCCATCACATGAAGATAAGTACAATTTCCATGTATTGAATCTACCAATTTTAATAGATGGCTCTAGCTATTTTTCAGGCACAAAATCTCAAAATTGTGAGAATGGTTCTTGTAAGGATTATTCACCATTTAAAGACTGTTCAAGTTTAAACATAATTCAAGCAATTGGTTGTCATCTTGATAATTTTGGAATCGCTCTAAAATCATATCTAGCTTACCTATTCGTTCCAGACATTTCAGATTTAAAAGACTATTTCAAAAATTTTACAGATTCAATGTCTAAATCTTTAGGCTTTCTATGGTCGCCATTCGAATTTACGATTAGAGTTTTAAAGTCTATAGCAGATACAGGCAACTCTAATAATACTTGTGATATTGGTTATAATTTGAGATTATGTGCTTGGCGCTTTGATTTTCCTCAACTATGGGATATTTTCCAGAGATTACTACAGTCTGCCGTTGTCATACTTTTAATTTACGCTTATTGGCGCAAAATTACGAACATTTTCGATATTGACAAGTCTTCGGAGGTTTCAGAGTGATTTTTACTATTATTATCCAAATGATTTTAAATCTATTAACTTTTATTTTTAGCTGGTTTAAGCTTTCACCATTACCACAACCGTTACAAGATTCTTTAAATTATATAACTAGCTTTTTCACAACGCCAATTCAAATTTTCAAGAATCTATTAGGCAATGATTTTTTTAAAGTCATCATAATTTTAATCATAGGTTATATATTAGTTTCGCCATTAATTCATATGTCATTATGGTTATACAAGCGTATTCGTGGATAGTTATTTAAAATTTTAAGGAGATTATCATGTCAGAGATATTAAGTTTCGTTAAGCGCGATTTGAAGATTCATGTTGACGCTATTAAGGAGAATTACCGATTATCAAAAGACCCTCTGCTATTTAAACCAACTGGAATTCAAGCCTTTTATGGAGAACAAGGTTCTGGGAAAACCATAACGCTTATATACTTTGCAACGCGGATACGTAGGGCGTATCCGCATGCCGTAGTCGTATCTAACATAGTGCTCAAAAATATGATTCCGCTTAATTTCCACGACAACCCTTCCCTCTTACTGGACTTTATAAGCCGCGGTTTCGACACAAGCAGATATTACATATTTTATCAGTCTAAGCTTGGCTATGAGCTGGTCATAAAACATGTGAAGAATGGTAAATACGGCGTCATAATGCTGACGGACGAATACCAAAATTATTTTTCGAACCAGGATAGCAGGAACGTACCACCATGGGTCATAGAGCAGCACGCGCAGAACCGCAAGCAACGGCGATTACACTTGGTAACGTCTCAAGATTACGACCAGATAAACAAGCAGACTCGCAGGCGTTCTGACATTGCTTTTAAATGCCGTTCGATAGGATTCCCGTTTACCCGTGGTGCGATTTTTACGCTTTATTGGGCGTTCGATTCAAAAAAATTGGACTTTAGCAATTCAGGACGTCAGACTGGCGCTAATCCGCTTAAGTTTGGCTGTTTTTTTCATTCGCAAAAATTAAGAGATTCGTATGATACTTATCAGGTAGTCTTTACAGGAGATGAAAATCCTAATGTTTATTCAAGTTTTAATCAAAATATAAATTTAAATTATTCAGATATAAAAATTAAGAAAAAACGTCGCATTTTTCGTAAAGTGTAGCGGTGGGCTAACCGCGCCGTGCGCGGTGCCCGCCGATGTGTCCCCGCGCGCTTGCGCGCATACTTGATAATAGGGACACATTATGTGCGTTTACTACTGTTAAATAGGTTTCGGGGTATGATTTATGATCAGCAAATTTAGCGTTAGAGATAATGAAAAATTAATCTCTAATATAGTAAAGGTTTATCCACATATGACTAAAATCATAATCTATCATAATTCTTATAAAATTTATTTTGGTGTTGAGAAAAATAGAGACGATTCAGATAAAACTGAAGTTTCTAAAATTTCTAAAATTACTAAAAATTTAAATGATAATCGTTCTCTTAGAAGAACTAAAACATTAGTTAAAGACATAATTTTATGTAATCATTTTGATTATTTTTGTACTTTCACATTTGACAATCGCAAGCATAATAGATATGACATTGAACATTGCAAGCATGTCATGCATATGTGGTTGCACCGTCAACGTGAAAAGTCTCCAGATTTAAAATATATTATTGTTCCAGAATTACACAAGGACGGTGCTTTACATTTTCATTCATTATTTAAAAATTATAACGGTTATCTTAAAAAACTTAAAATTAAAACTAAATCTGGTAGAGATATGTACAATATTTCAAGTTGGCGTGCTGGCAAAATATCGTCAGCAGTTCCCATTACTGATAATCCAGAGGCTGTTGCTAATTATGTTTTAAAGCAATATTTAATAAAAGATATGCCGTTATTTTCAGGTAAGAAGCGCTATTGGTGTTCTCAGAATTTAAAACGCCCACAAACGACTGTAAACGGCGTTGAAGAGTTTGGTTTAGGTAGAATTGTTAGAACTTCAAAGCCAGATTACATTAATGATAATTATGAGATTCAGTACCACGCTAGCAGAGGTTCTAAAATTGATTCTAAAGAGTTATTATTAGATTTACCGTTTTAATTTTTATTATTTAATCTTTTAATTTCATCTAATATTTTATCTAATTTATTATTAGTGCTGCTATTTATACTTGCAATGATTAAACAAGATAATGCTATTACTACTATACAAACAAAATTAATACATAACATTATTTGAATAATTCCTGTTAATTTTTCTAGAGGTATTTCTAACAT